TCTAAAAAGCCCGATGTGTTTAGATGGCACGATAGCGGCGACGTTCAAGATCTAGATCATTTAAATAAAATTTACGAAGTCTGTAGGTTAACACCTTCAAAGCGTCACTGGTTACCAACACGTGAAGCATGGATCAAGGATCACCTGCAAGCTAAGCCAAAAAATTTAGTCATACGATTTAGCGCGCCCATGGTAGACCAGGCGGCGCCTGCTTCGTGGCCCAACTCTTCAGAAGTGGTGACATCAGGTGCCAGCTGTCCAGCTGCTCAACAAAACAATGAATGCAGAGATTGCAGAAATTGCTGGAACTCTGAAATTAAAACTATAAAATACGGTAAACATTAATGTTCAAACACCCAAAATATTATAAAGAATTACGCAAGCGTAATAAATCTGATCAGGTCATTAGCGAGACTAAGCCGACGGGCGATGGAGAGCGTGCACCTGGTCAGGGCCTTAAGCTACAAGCTCCAAGCTCATCAAAAAATAAGCAACAAGCTTCAAGCTCCAAGCTTATTAAAAAATAAGCGACAAGCGTCAAGCTCTAAACAACAAGCGTCAAGCTCCAAGCCGGAAGCTACAAGCTCTTTGATTCTTGAACCACGATACATATGAAAACGATTAGTGGACCTTGGACCGAGGCTCTCGGCTATGATAAATGTATTGTTAGGATGTGTTATGTGGAAGGCAATTTGATGTGGACTGAAACGTAATTTCTTACTCTTGGTTACTTTTAGTTCAACTGTAAAAAAGTGGCCATTAGTATTATATCCCAATAGATCAGGCATGCCAGGAATGCTAAGGTTTTCAACCCTATTCCATATAATTTTTGGTGTAGATTCTTTAAGTTTTTTGTATAATTTCTGCTCTGGACCCACTAGTTTTTAGGGGTAACACCGTCATTCTTTTTGCCATTAGTTTTAGGCTTTAAAGACGTCAACATAGCAATCAAAATATATACTTCATTGAACGGTCTCTTCTGTAAATATTCCAAAAGCATTTTTCTTTGTTCGTTAGTTATTTCCATTTTACTCCTTCCTAATAATTTTTCATAAGTTTATCATCTAATATTAATTTCTTATCGCTATGTGTTTTAAGAACTAACCTCATTCCAGGTTGCCCTATAATTGCATGCTCTTGCACTTCCATTCTTCTAATCTCTTCAAGATAGCCATCCTTCTCAATATATATTTTAGCATGACTAATTGCATTGCCCTTGAGTTTATCTGTAAATGTTCCTAAGAATTGTTGTAAATCTTTTACCAACATTATAAGCCCTTGCCTCTCATATTAAAATAATCATCTATTTGTTTAGCTAAAGCCTTATTATCTTTCCTCAACTCTTCATTCTCTTGGATTTGTTTAGCCATTAATTGCTGATGTGATTTACTAATAGCAAGTAACTCACCAACACGTAGTCTAAGTTGTTTTACTAACTCATCCTTATCTTCTATTTGTTTATCCATATCTAATTCTCCTCGATCATCTTTCATATTGACAATATAGGATAGTTACCTTAAATTGTCAATATGGGATTACCAAAAAGATTAACAGAAATGCAAAAAAGATTTGCAGAATACTTAGTATTTAATGAAGGCAGGACCACAGGTGCTGATGCAGCAATAGCTGCTGGATACAGTGAGAAGAGAGCTAGAGTAGAAGCATCAGAATTACAAAACCCCAGGTTGTCTCCATTAGTAGTACAATACATTGGAGCGTTACGAGAAGAAAAGCTAAAAAAGTATGAAGTTACTTATGACAAACATGTAGCAGAACTTGGTAAGATTAGAGAAGCAGCTTTAACTAAGGGAGCATTCTCCGCTGCAACAAACGCCGAAAAAAACCGTGGCATGGCTGCAGGATTATACATAGACCGCAAAATAATAAAAACAGGTAAATTAGAGGAAATGTCAGAGGAACAACTAGAAGCAAAAATGAAAAAAATACTAGAAGATTACGCACCGATTTTAAATGCAAAACAGATTGAGGGAGAGGCATTAGAAGTTACTGAATCTTCACCATCTTCTTCACACAAGCCAAAGGAATCATTGTCCGATCCCCAAAAGTCAGAGAGCCGTCCTCATCCCGATCATAAGAAGCAAACAACTTAACAGCTTCACCATCTTTTTTATATAACCAACCTTCATTAACTGGTTTAGCTAAAGCCATCTTGTCAAAGTTTTTTTCATCAGCCCAACCCGAGTCGCTCAAAATATCGATCCATTCCACACGTACTTTTATGTAAGGAATATTATTTGGCTGCTCTACGTTTACCGCTTTTCTTCTTGCTTTTGGTTTTCTTTTTTTTGGTTTTTTTTGTGGCATTAATATTTTTCGGGTTTTGCTTTTTTTGGAATGTATCCCAAAAAGCCTTTTCTGTCATCATACTTATTGCCAGCGTTACTGCGTTCCCAATCATAATTTTTGTATATGTATGTAAAAAAAATCAGTTTTACCAGAAAAATGATTTGAAGACGGGCTAGATAGGACTCCTGTATACTTATGTCGCAGGTAGACCAAATGTGACATTATTTTCTGTCACATGACACTTTTTTTTTCGATGAAATGGCAATCATTATTGTTGTATACCAACACTTCTAAGCCATTTGTACAAAAAGACACTTTTTTTTCGATGATTTTTTTTTTTTTTTTTATTTTTTTTCAGCTGCATATACAGAATCTGTCACTTAGACCTTTTTGCCACTTTTCTGCCACATTTGTGCCTTATTTTAGTCTCTTTTCAAACTCTTTTGCGTCAAATTTAACTCTCTCTTTTTCATCAAATTGTAACTCATGGTACATGTCCAGTCGTTTTAGAAACTTGTGCTTATAGTTTTTTAGATCTGCATCCTGAATCTTAAACTCTTGGTAATATAGGTCCGGTGTGCATACCATTATGACTCCTTGTCTTATTTTACTGCCATAAACGTAGTCATGAGCCATGGCATATGCAGCAATTTGTAGGAAATAGTCATCTATCCATTCTTCTTTCTTTGGTCTGTTAGATTGTTTAAAGTCTACAATAGACTCCATATCATTGTGTAAACATACCAGGTCAGTAGAGCCAGCATATAGCCCAGGATAATGTAACATGATCTCTGAACCGTAGTATTCCGAGACAGGCGTAAGACCCACCTCAATAATTTTGTCGGCCATGGGACGCGCCTCTTGTCCAACCCCTGTAAGATCATCGTAACCAATGCCTTGTATATAAGACTCAAGGAATTTGTGCATACTAGTCCCTCGCTTACTAGATAAATTCTTGATTCTGTCTGCTTCTGCTTCACCTACTTTTGCCTTCCATTTTTTTATAAATTCTTGATTTTTGGTGGCTCCTAATATCGTAGTTACACTAGGAAGTCTAGCACCATTGAAGTCATAAACCCTGGTCCCTGTTCCATGATCCGTGATCTGTTTTCCTTGTATATACTTGTATTTATTATTTAATTTAGGTGCCTGGACCAAGCGAATATTATCCTCGTATTCTTTTAAGTCTCTTTCATCCATCATTTAATACTCTTCTTATGTTGCCAAATATTATTATTAAATACACGAATGAGTCTAGATATTTCAACCTTATACTCTTTACCATTTTTATCTTTAAAAATTACTTTACAATCATACGCTGGTAATTTAGTCGAACCATAAAGTAATACTATATCATCATTTATCATAATATTAACGCTCCAATTATAAATCCTACAATAAATCCAACTAAATATTCACGGTAATACAAACTCGCTACATCAGCTTTTATTATCAGACTCCTCATTATCTTCTTCATTTTTATCCTCCTCTTCCTTTTTATTAAATATTTTATCAAAGTTCTTACGATATAAATCCGTTACAACTCTAGATTTACCGTCCCAACTAAAATCTTTTTTATCTTCCATTTTTAGATCCTATACGATAAGCAATATAAAAACCAAGTACAGTTAAAAACGTTCCAAGAAAAAACAAACCTATCATTCTAAACTCATCATCTTCTTATACTCTAATAAATCAACAACATTGTCATTCATAACTTTTTTATCAGCGTAATGTTTTATTATTTTTTGAATCTTTGGTAGTTTTGTATGCGACCAGGGCCAGATTAACAAAGACACATAATAAGCATCTCTATGAGAGCATCTCCAACGCCATTGTTTTTTACGTCCTGGCTTAACCTTTCTAGGTCCAACAGTGCCTACACCTAAAACTTCATGTAACCATATCAATAATGATTCATCAGTCATAGCAATCTCTAATCTAATCTGCCATGTTGGATAAGCTTTTTTCTGTCCTTTTCTTTTACGCATGTATTGTTTGTAAGATACACAGCCTTCACCATCAAATAGTCCTGCAATATACGCTTTATCAGTCTCTGCTATCATTTTTTATTACTTCTTTCATTACTGTAGTCCAGGGATTTAAATTAAAATCTTTAGTGCAACTTGTTGTTATGATTACTATTGCTGTCACCAACAAGATTATTCGAAGTCTCATAAAACTCTCCTTCTGAGTCACAGTCCCAACATTGATGAATCATGTCATCAGTATAAAAACTTGCAACTTTAACAAATCCATTACCTTTGCAGGTAGGACAGATTAGTTTCATTACTTTATACTTTTTT